CTTAGCAAGTCTACTTGCTACATTTTGCCGCTTTTCGGCTTGCGCTTTGGCATTGGCTTCATCTTTGTAGGCATTGTTTTCTTTCCGTAGGCCATCTAGTTCATTCTCCTTAACCTGAAGTATCCCTTCAAGCTCTTTGACTTTAGTTTGTAGTTCTTCAACCATTTCTTTTTCAGCTACCTTTAATAGTTTAGTTCGTTCGCCATAAGCTGGAACATCAACGATACATGTTCCGGCGAAAGTTACGTTGTTAAGCCAGCTTACTCCATCGACAGCTTCTGCCGACTCGTAATAGACTTCCCAGGACGTACCTATATACTCACGCTCTCCAGCTTGTGACTTGAGTAGCGAGTACACCTCTTTAAATTCATCACTCCAAATAACTGCCTTGGCTTTAATAACTGGCTTACCATCGTGCATATCTTCATACACAGAGATGATGGGACCGACTGGGATTGCTCCTTTATGCCCCGCGTATCCAGTTTCAGAAACAGCAATTTTTATTGGAGTATGAAGTGCGGTGCGAATAATATTCGCAGATTCCTTTTGGGAAATTCCTTCATTATTTGCATTCGCCTCAAAGTCGGTTAAAACAAGTTCAACTTCTTTGAGAAGAGGGTTTGTCATATTAGATTCTGCCATGCGCATAAAGCCCTGGACAGACGCCTTTGTTTGGGTTACGGATTTACTCATTTTTTTATTTTCACTTGTATCCATTTGTTTTACTAGACTGGAGAACCAGGATTTACCGGCCGCTCCACCCCATAGTTGCCAGGACACCCAAGCAGGCGAATCTTTTGGTGCGTTTGCAAATCTTGCATTTCTCCCATAAAATCTATTGCCCATTCGAGCACGCTCTGGACTAACTGGTTGACCTTCAGAATATTTTCTCGCCCAAAGCACGGTTGCTGGTTCTAGTCCATTTCCGCTGAGCCCCTTTTCATGAAGGGTCAGTCCGCTTTTTGCGGCCGAGCGAACAGCATCGGGAGGAGAGAAGTCAATATCCGAATATCGAGCAGCCTCTGCTTCCATCGGCTCGGTAGGCATTTCTTCCATGTTCATTCCGAGTTCATAATTTTCAATAACCCAGAATTTACAAATAGCCTCAGGCTCAATCACACCAGAGACAATCGCGCAAGCTTGACTATCTGCTGCGTATAGCGCACAGTTTTTACAAACAAGACCCTTATCCTTAAAGGGATTACTCTCGGCGGGTGAGTAATGAGCACCCTCACTATCAGTACCCCAACCAAACTTACCATAGGTATCAGTGATAGAGATGTAAGCATTTGTTAATGCTACTTGACGTGGAGTTAATTCCTCGCCCTCATGTTCTTCAGAAAGAGCTTTTATACCCCGAAGTTCAGTTAGTTTATGTCCAACGTAGGTGTCGATTGGTTCGTACTCGCCCTCAGAATTTTCTTTATAAAGCTGTATTTTAGCTGCGGGCTCTTCTGGAGTTCCTGTAATTTTTACTGACAATCCAGATATTTCACCATTTTTTATAATTTGAGTTATCTTGCCACGAGCCGTTCCCCCTGAGGAATCCCACTCAACAAACTGACCTACTTTCATTTATGACCCCTTTGACGCGTATATTTCAATATTACCGGTAACGGCTTGTGAGTTTGTTAGCGCTACAATAACACCAGCTAGTGGTGAATCAAACTCAGGTATATAAGTAACGGTATTTCCAGAAGTTGTTGGGGTAACACATGTATATGCGCGGCCAATCATTGAGCCGACTACCCCACTAATGGTATCATTTATAATTGGAAAATCAGCGGAAAACTGACCAAAGTCTGCATACAAACTAACTCCTAATGGAGTAGCTAGTGAGTCTGAGTTATTAGTTAGATTATGTTTAACAAATAGATTTAGTCTGCGCCAGCCAGACTTTGACAATGGAACGTATACGTATCGCGTAAGTTGCTGCGCGACGTACACAAAGAAGTTGCTATAAGCTGGGGTAGTTACCCCATCAAAAGATGCACCGCTTGCGACCACTGTGTCATGATAATTATTTGTTTGTGCTTGTGTTAGCGTAGTTACTTGACCATCAGAAGCAGTCATAAGAGCGCGGCGATTATTCAAACGGACTGTGGCAGACTCACCGTCTTCCATTTCCGTAAAATCGGTTCCGGTCAAATCGACTATGTAAACACCACCGATTGGCATGTAAGCACCCTGGTAGTTTACTGCTGTTGATGCGTACCCTGATACTGTAAAAATAGACGGAAACGGGTTTGAAGTGTCATATGAAATACCACTCGTATCCGCCATAATAAATTTTTGATAATACTCATCGTTAATATCGTCGGCCGCCAACGTTATTGTCGTGGAACTGGGGACTGTTATACCCATAAAACCTCCTAAAAATAAAGTAAAGAAATTTTACCCCTCTAATAGTATGGGGTACTTTTAGGTCAGTGTACTAATGCGTTATTTTTCTTCACAGACCTCTTTTAAGATTCTTCGTATTGTTTCTCGCGCGACTTTTATCTTTGAATTATTGCAGATTTCTTCTATTTTTCTCACAGACAAGTTTGTATCATCTTTTTTTAAAATTCTTACAAGCTCTCTAATAACAACTGAGGTTCGTGGTCTCCCGGTTGGTCTTACTATTTTTGGAACAATGTTTTGTATTGAATTTGATTTATATAGCGTGTATCTTTCCATTTGGTCAATCATTCTCTGCTTTTTCATAAGTTTACATAAGTCTTTAAACCACTCCTCGTTCTCGACTTCTGTATATATGAGAACGCAGTCTTTACAGAACTGGCTCCCTTTTGCTGCTCTATTATCGCATACGCAACATAGATAATTCATATAATTCTCCTGACTTAAAATAGGGTATACTATTACCCACTTTAAGTATACACTACTTCTAACGAGCTGTCAAGTAATCCTTGACAACTGGGAAAATACTAGGAAGTAAAAACCTTCCTAGTTAGGTACTTGACAAACACAATTAAATCGTGTATACTTGGGTTAAGGGACCCAGAGACCCTAGTTCTTTACTACTACTTATACTATAATAAGAACTATAGAACTTAGGTTCTTAGGGTACTTGACACGCGAATTTAAATATGTTATACTTAACTAAGAAAAGGAGAACGGGCATGAGTGACTACGATATAGATGATAATCAATTAAAAGAATTGGTCTCTAAGAGATTTAGAGAACTTGGAACTAGCAAATCAAATGCGTATGTTGAAAAAGAAAGGTATCCTGAGCAGACAGCCGCCTTTGAGGAAATTATTCAGAATATGCTCGCCACATATAAACTTAAGATGGAGGACTATTCGCCATGGAATATGAAGGGTACAGGAGAACTTGGTGCAATGACTCGCTTATGGGATAAGACGGCTCGATTAATGAATCTTATGGGGTTTGACATTGGCACAGGTAAATTTACAGCGTATAAAGACCCGAAGAATGAATCTATTGATGACACCTTGCTAGATTTGGCAAACTATGCTATAATTACTATGATTCTAAGAAAGGGTAAGTGGGGTAAATAAATGGAAGAAGAAAATCAAATGATGGGGGACAAGCTAGAGAGCCTTGAGAAGTATCAAATGTTTGTCCGTTCTACAAAAGTATATGACCGCGAATATTCTTTAGTGTATCCAATTCTCGGTCTCGCTAATGAAGCAGGTGAAGTAGCCGGTAAGCTTAAGAAGATTATGCGAGATGACGCCGGTCAACTTAGTACAGAGAGATTTGACGAGCTAGTTGCGGAGTTAGGTGATGTTCTTTGGTACGTAACAGCTATTGCGGATGACCTTGGAATTACAGTCAGCGATATATTCTACGCAAACTATCTCAAGCTTACTGACAGAGCTTCGAGGGGTATGATTAAGGGTAGTGGAGATAATCGATGATGAAGAAGCATAGATTCTCGATTAATGAGTGGGTATTTAATGAAGATACCTGCTCATTTTCTATCACTTTTTCGGTATCCGCGCAGGACACAGAAGACTGCCTAAATTACTCGATGACCATACCATATGCTCTAGAAGAGCCGGTTGTGTTTCGCCAGAAGGTACACAATTCAATGGTATTATTTGTAAATAACCTTCGCTATCTTGACGATACAAAGCAGATGCTGAGTGACTTATCCTTTGTAGATATGGCGCGTCCATCTGTAAAAATAAACAATCTAGGAGAAATTAATGAGTCTTAAGCCTTTGAACTTTTTGTGGAGTAAGTTTTTGGATAAGTATCCAGACAATCCTAAGTGGAATAGTATTCTGGGTCAATTTGTATACCTGCGAACTTACTCACGCTTCAATCAGGCCAAGGGTCGTCGTGAGCATTGGAAGGAGACCTGTCAACGTGTCGTTGAATACAGCATGAGTTTGTATAAAGGACCGGCTTCTTTTGAAGAGCTTCAACTGGAAGCCGAGCATCTTTTTGATGAAATGTTTAATTTACGGCTATTTACGGCTGGAAGAACTATGTGGATTGGTGGTACTGATGCCGCAAGAAAGTTCCCGCTAAGTAACTTTAACTGCTCGTTTACTATTGTAGACGGTCTTGACGCGTTTGTTGACGCTTTCTATCTGATGATGCTTGGTACTGGCGTTGGCTTTCGTGTTTTACCTACGGACGTTATTCAACTACCCGACATTAACACCAAAGCAGTTGTCGCCCATAAACCATATCATCAAAAGCCAACTAAAGAAGACCGCATTGAGGTAACTCAGGTCTATCGAGAGTCTGGGTCTGTGTACATTGTGGTTGGGGACTCGAAGGAGGGTTGGGTTGATGCACTCCGCATTTATCTTGAGACCTTGTCAAACGGTGAGCCGGTTGAGTCAATTATGATTAACTACGACAGCGTTCGTCCTCAGGGAGAGCTACTGAAGACTTTTGGTGGCCGAGCCTCGGGTCATACTGCACTGCGTGATATGTTTAAGCAGATTCATCGCGTTATGTGCCGAGGAACAAACCGTATGAACACCGTTCAAGCGATGGACATAATGAACATTATTGGTTCTTGTGTTGTGGTAGGCGGCGTTCGTCGGTCGAGCGAGATTACTTTGTTTTCAGTCGATGACAAGGAAATCATGGATGCTAAGGTAGACCTTTGGTCTAACCCAGAAAAAGCCGAGTTTACGTATCGTTCAATGAGTAACAACTCGGTTTACTTTACGGAAAAGCCAACAGTAGCCCAGTTGAAGGATATTTTCGGGCGAGTTATTAATAACGGTGAGCCCGGCTTTGTTAATGCACAGGCAGCGGCGAGCCGTCGGCCCTACTATGCAGGAACTAACCCCTGCGCTGAAATCCTCCTCGCTGACAACGGTGTGTGTAATTTGAGTGAGGTTAATGTAGCGGCCTACGTGATTGAAGTTAACGGCGCAAAGTTATTTGACATGCACAAGTTTGCGCTTGCTATTAAACTTGCTACGCGCGTTGGTTTGCGTATGACAAACGTAACTCTTGAACTTCCTCATTGGGATGAAGTACAGAAGCGTGACCGCTTGACGGGTGTTTCATTCACAGGGTACGTAGAGGCTATGGACGCTCTTGGTGTTGACACGACAGTTCCTAGCTCAGTAGTTCCAATTTTACATGCAAGTCATATTGACGGTGGTCGGTTTGACGAAATGAAGCTGAGCTTCTTTCTTGACTTAGTAAACCAAGTTGCAAATGATGAGGCAAAAGAATATGCATCTGAGATGCGTATTGCCGCCCCACTGCTTGTGACCACAATTAAGCCGAGCGGGACCATTGCTCAGCTACCTACAGTGTCTTCAGGAGCTCATGCTTCTTACGCGCCGTACTATATCCGAAGAGTTCGCATCTCTAGTTTTGACCCGCTGGCTAAAACAATGCTGGCTGTCGGCTATCCGGTGTATCCTGAGGCAAACACAATGCGCCCTGAAGAATTCCGCAAGCTTAGTAACTTTGAGCGTATGCAGGTTCTTGACAAAGCGCAGACCTGGGTTATTGAGTTTCCTATTAAAACTTCTGCAAAGAAGTCCGGAAACGATGAGACAGCAATTGCTCAACTTCATCGCTATCTAATTCTTCAGAAGTACTGGACTGACCATAACACGTCAATCACCATTACGTTTAATCCTGAGGAAGTAGACGAGTTGATTAGAGTCATTCTTGAAAACTGGAATGATTATGTGGGCGTCTCTTTCTTGCCAAAGTACACCGGCGCTTATCCGTTGATGCCTTACGAGGAAATTGACGAGCTTGAATATTCACTTCGTAAAGCTGATATTGACCACATTACGTGGAAGACAATCACTGACGAGTTGCTTCGTCGAGAGTCTGCTCAGGCGGAAGAAGACGAGTTTGACCCAGATTGCGTCGGTGGGGCGTGTCCGGTACGCTGACCCAAAAGCACTCCATACTATTAGAGGGGCAGTTTGTTATAGGTTTGACTACAGTTTTAGTAGTTTTCCGACAAACTGCCCATAAATTTATCTAAGGGGAGAATCATGGCTAAACAATCAAGGTTTCAGGAGATACTTGCTGATTATAGTAGCAAGTACGACCTGGAAACATTAAATTCTCCAAATGACCGTGCTAATCTAGACATGCTTATTAATAATCAAGTCATTGTCGAACGATTTCAAGCAGAGCTTTTGTCTATGACAGAAGACGGGGCCATTGAAAATATCGAGTCTATTCAAAAAATAGGGAATGCAATGCGTGATATGATTGAGAGAAATCTTCAAATAGAACGCGCTCTCGCACTAGACCGTAAGACAAGAAAATCTGAAGCTAGTGATAGTATCGGTGCTTATCTAACTAATTTAAAAATAACCGCACAAAACTTTTTAGAAAAAAGACTTATAAAAATATACTGCCCAGACTGTAAAATATTAGTAGCAAGGTTTGCGCCAGTTATGGAACACACGGCGTTTCACTTTGAGACACAGTGTAGTCAATGTAATAAGCGTATCACAGCAACTCGTAAAGCTGAGTCAGAGGGTGTTTTCTTTGATATTAAAGATTATAAATGGCGCAAACAATATCTATACGAAGTTGTTCAACCGGTCAAGTCAGAAGACCAGCCACAGACAGAGAGCGAGGATGAGGTATTCATTATAGAGGAAGAAGATGGCACTACAGAAAAAGATTGATGATACCGAGCTAGCTTTGCTGGAGGTTATAGAAGACCCGGTCTGGCTAAGTGAGTTCCTTCGCTCAACTAACAACGGAGACATGAATAAAAACAATTGGCCGGCGGAAGAATTTACACACAGACCTTATCAGAAAGAAATTCTTACTGACCAAAATAAACATATTGTAATTACTGGCGGTCGCTCAATTGGTAAATGTCAGCCCGCTAGTTCAAAGATATACACAGCTGAGGGATTTAAAACTATCAGCACCCTACTCCATTTAAATGGGAAAGGGTTCCTAACCTACGCATACGATACCTCAGGTAATTGGAAACAACGAAGAGCGGTTATCACAAAAGATAAATGGACAAAAGTTCACAAATTTGAAACGAGCTCTGGGCTTGAAGTTGAATGCACCTACAATCATCCTATCTTGACAACAAACGGCTTTGTAGTCGCTGGTGATTTAAAGATAGGTGACTTAGTTGGTGTGGCCAATAACCTACCAACAAATCATTGTAACAATGATAGCTTCTCTTGGTTTGAGCTCCGCCTAATGGGCTACGACGCTCTTAACGGAATTAAGCTGAAGGGTTACATGGGGATTAAGCCCCGCTTTACCAAGATTGCCGAGGAGCTCAAGTTTATCGCAGATAATACGTTCCTGGTTATTCGAGAAGATAGCGGCGTGTACTATCTGGAAAGAATTAAAACTGGCCAGACTAGACACTACCTTTTACAACTTCGTCGTGAGACCGGTACCTACGGGAAACGAGAACGAAGGATTGCAAATCTAGAATACTTGAAAACCGAGAAGTTAGACAACATCAAAGTATTCCTTGAGGCTGTCTTTGCTCAATACGGTAAACACGAGTTAAACCGTGTTTCTATAGAAATATTTAACGAACGATATGCGAATGACTTCCGTGAATTACTCATGTACTTTGGCATCAACACGAAGATGACCCCGCTGAATAAACGGCGTGAAGAAAAGCACAATTATAAATTTGACGATACCATCTGGCTGCTTGAAACACTTGACCCGGATAATGCACACCGATTCTGGTCAACATTTAAATTACCCGGGGTTCAGGTAAGCAGTCCAAAAATAGATTTAGTTGAGCCGGCTGAAAATGTTCGTTGGGAACCAATTGTAAAAAGAAAAAGTCGTTCATACAACGTACCTACATACGCTGTACACGTGTACTCAGACGAGACATATATAAGTGATTACATCGTTGTACACAATTCAGTTATTGTAGAGGACTTGCTAACGTATCAAATTGTAAATAACGATATTGAATTCCCAAAAACGTCCGAGCAGCTTTTAACTACTCCAAACACCAATCAACTAACGCCACTTTTGGATAGGGTTATCATGAAATTCACGACGTCACCTCTTCTAAAGGATTTTCTCGGCAACAACGTGAATCGTTCAAAAGGAACACTTGACTTTAAATTTGGAGACCGCAGTCATAGGTTCTATGCCCGTATCGCGGGCTCCCGAGAGAGTAATAACTTGGTTGGTTTGCACATTCCAAAGATTACCGGCGACGAAATGCAGTTATTTTCTATGACTGCGTTTAACCAGCTGCAACCTACACTAAACACGTGGGAAGATAGGGTTCAAGAGGTTTACGTTGGTGTGCCCAATGGACTCCGCAACAGCGCCCTGTTTGACTTGGATATCCGCAGACCAAAGTTTAAGAAGTATAGAATACCCGCACCAAACAATCCATACTTTACTCTAGACGACTGGAATGATAGTCTACGTAAATATGGGGGAATTGAAGAAGACATTTTTCAACAACTTGTACTTGGAAAGCACGGGTCGGCCTCATTTCAGGTTATCCCGCGCGACGCGTTTACTACTGAGCCTTTTGATTTTTATAGTTTTAGATTTTCTAATAACGATAAGTCAAAGGGAAAAAAGTTTGAGGACGTGCTAAAGCTTCAGCCAATAAAAGACCAGGATACAATTGTATTTGGTATTGACACGGGCTTTACTGACCCAACTGTGATTCACATTATCGGAATTAAAGATGGTATTTATAGAACATTTGTTCGCCACAGATTAACAAAAATTGATTACCCAGAGCAAGAGAGAATTATTCATTATCTGACTAAATTCTACAACCCATCTAAGATAACTATAGACGTTGGCGCTGGTGGTGGTGGCGCTGGAATCGTACAATCGCTATTAACGAGAGAGGATTATGCTGGAACAAAATACGCTGAAAGAGTGGTTAGCGTTCTTTTTAATGAGCGCGTACCAGTTGGCAGAACAGACGACGATTCTGAACTCACTGAGGTCTTTCGTTCGTGGGGCTCTAAAGAACTGGCGAGAATTATTGCAGAGGGTCAGCTTGTTTTTTCGGAAATTGATGTCGAAGGAATAAGCCAGTTAGAGCGATTAACCAGGCAAAGAAGAATCACTGGGAATGACAATTATTTTATTATGAGTGAGCGAGGCTCCGGGGCCTCTGATGATGACCATATCTTTGCTAGCTATCTTTGTTTTATTTATGGACAAAGGTCAAGACAGCAAGTAATCATAGAATCAGTAAGACTTGGAAGACCCGCAGTAAAAATTACGGAGAGATAAATGGAAATAGGATTAGCAAAAGCAGTAGCATCTACCGCACCAACACCCTTTATGGTAAACGGGCAGTACATCGCTGGCTACTACGACCCGACGGTCACTCCGTTCGATAACTCGCGCGAATACTCATATCATGAGTACATTAAGTATTGTAGGTATTTCTATGAAACAGATACTATCGTAGGCACGGTTATCGAACGTATGGTAGACATGGCAATCACAAAACTGCGTAATCGCAGGGACAGAACAAACACAGAAAACTCGGTAAAATACTTTGATGCAGTCGGTGAGTATCTTCAGCCATATTTAAAATCTATGGCACTGGACTACTTTATCCACGGTATGGTTGTTCCTGAAATGACGTATGAGACAATCATGGGAAACAAAGTAGACCCAACCTTAGGTAGAAAACGAGTTCAATTTCCAACAAACTTTTGGATACGTAATGTGGAATTCATTGAGTTACGTAAAAAGCCCGTTGGAATGGAGCGTGCTGTTTACATAAGAATTCCTCAGGAAGAGATTGACTTTATTCTAACTAAGGGCAAGCGGCGAGACGGTTCAGACGACCGTCAGGGGTATCTTGACTTACTTCGAGAGTACCCGGGTTACGCACGGGCTATTGAGAAGGGGCAAAGAATATTTCCACTTCCAAATGCCAAGCCAATCTACAGAAAATTGCGCTCCTATAAAGAATATCCAAAACCGTATCTTCAGAATGCCCTGTTTGCACTGCAGCATAAGTACTACTTAAAAATAATGGACCGCAGTATCGCCGCGAGAGCTTCTGAATTATTACGTCAAGTTAAAATTGGTTCTGATAAGTTTCCTGCGACAGACGACGATATTAAAGCAACAGAGACCGTTCTTAGCACGGCGTCAGTTACCGGCGACCGAGTCTTCAACTTCTTTACCAATCATACGGTAGAAGTTGCCTGGATAACACCTCCGGTTGATGCACTTCTTAACGAGGCGAAGTACGTTGAGCCAAATGCTGATATCTTTTTAGCACTAGGCTTTCCTAGAATCCTGGCCGTTGGAGAAACTCTACGAAGCAACTCCACAGATAACAAGATGGCCAGCTTGGGGCCAATATCAACCCTCAATGATATTCGAGACTCTATCCTGGCTTGGATAGAGAATTTTTACGCCGACTTAGCCGAGAAGAACGGCTTTCAGTGGTATCCAAAACCATTTTTTAGTCCGATTGCTTTACAAGACATCACTGCTTTGACGCAGTTAGCAATTCAAGCACAGCAGATTGGCGCTATCTCAAAAGACACAATTGCTCAGCTTTACGGTACAACCTACGAAGACGAGCAAGAAAAAATAGATACTGAATTTGTGGAGGTTCCTGAAGATGATAATAATCAAGCCAGAATACCAGAAGAACAACAAACTCCCACCGGGGACGGGGTACAGCCCGAGGAACCCGAGTCTGAAGTACAGTAGTTTAGTAATTCATACAACAAACGGGAGGGCGGGTAGTTCATTCAACGCCGAGCTTAATTACCTAATTAATTCACCTGATGTTAGCGCTCACTACCTTGTAAGCAAGGTGGGTGAAATTGTGCAGATGCTGGAGCCAAATAACTACATGGCTTGGCACACAGGACGAACAAAAGACATAACAAAGTATGGTAACCCACACGCCATCGGGATTGAAGTTCACTTCAGCCCTACTGAGGGCGTGTGGACCGGGGAAATGTGGGACGCAATTACCGAACTAGCTAGAAAATATATTACACTAGAAAAAGTAACACACAGAGAAATTGCAACACCCACCGGTAGAAAGATAGACCCTTCTGGAATTTCCGATGAGGGGTTTTCCTACTGGAGAAAAAATTATTCCCGCCCATACTCAGTATACAAAGCAACAACGAGAGTAAACATTCGCGAGCGTCCAACAAGAGATTCAAAGGTGCTCGCAACAATTAATCAAGATTCTAGTGTATTCTCATTTAATGGTGACATAGTTTTCGGAGAGGAAATTGACGGCTCAAGCCGTTGGAGGTATGTGAACTGCTTCGGCTATGTGTTTGAGCCATTATTAATCAGTAAGAAAAGTGTGGAGTAAAATGTCAAATCAAGCAGACCCTACTGATATGTACGGAATACTAGGCGGTTTAATTACTGGCATCATAGGCTCTATCATTGCATTAAAAACAACAAAGCAAAACGCTGAAAAACAATTCAGAGAAGACCTTCTTAAGCTTGTTAATATGCACTCTGCAAGAATAGAGGCTCTTGAAACAGAAAATACAACCCTACGAGAACGAAATCAAGATTTGATTATCGTAAACCAGCGCGAAATACAAAAACAAACTGAACTATCCGTAAAGTTAACTGACCTTGAGCGCGAAAAATCACACATGAGTGGAAGAATAGACTACTTAGAAAATAGACTGCGCGAAGTAAGCGAAAGTCTAGAAAGGATGTTAAATGGTAGAAAATGAATTAGTGCAAACGCTACTTGCCCTATTTACGGGCACGATTATTCCCATAACAGTACTCTGGCTACAGCGTGTTTCCTGGCCGTCTTACTATAAGTTTGGACTAGCCGCAGTGTTATCTGTTATCGCGGCGACACTTATGGCGTATGTCGATGGAAGACTTACAATGAGTAATATGGCGCAGAACTTTGTAAACTTGTTTACTATCTCACAGACAGTATACTTTACATTTTTCCGCGCACTAAACCTACACAAGTTTATCTATCCAGAAGACGTACTTGTCAATCAAGCAAAGGATGAAGTTTCTAAATCAATAGAGGGGGTAGTTGACCACAACCTTGCAAAGAACATTCTTGACCAAGGTAAGCCGGAGCAACTATCTGTTTCAGTAAACATTACGTCTGCTGAAGGTTAATAAAAGCCCCTCATGAAAGTGAGGGGCTATTTTTTTTTGGAGAATATATGAAAGAATACACATTACATACGGGTGACTCAATTGAAGTTTTAAAAACAATGGAAGAAAATTCTATTGATAGCGTTGTGACCGACCCACCCTATGAGCTTGGCTTTATGGGTAAAGATTGGGATAAGTCTGGAATTGCAAACAGCGTTGAGTTGTGGAAAGAGGTTTATCGAGTACTAAAGCCAGGCGGTCACTTACTTTCTTTTGGTGGCTCACGTACATACCATAGAATGGCTTGCGCAATAGAAGATGCAGGCTTTGAAATTAGAGACCAGATTCAGTGGATTTACGGAAGCGGGTTTCCCAAAAATCTTGACGTAAGTAAGGCTTTTGATAAAAAGGCGAATTTACTTAAAAATCAAGGAACTGGATTTTCTCATGTTGGTGATGATGGCAGAAAAGCAGAGTTAAAACAAACACTAGACTACAGAAGTGACTACGGGTATATCTACGAGCCGGTCTCTGATTCAGCAAAGAAGTGGTCTGGCTGGGGCACAGCGATAAAACCAGCACATGAACCGCTCGTACTTGCAAGAAAACCATTTAAGGGAACCGTTATAGAAAACATTGAAAAGTATGGAGTTGGGGCGGTTAATATTAATGAGTCACGTATTGGGGCGGACACAGTCGGGTGGGGCGGTGCACGTGGTGGTAGTGAGGACCCAACTCAGTCTAAGGAAAGAAACTACCGACTTAATGAGGGTGAGCCAAGACCAGTTCAAGGGCGTTGGCCGGCAAACGTTATTCTAGACGAGGAAGCGGCTGCACAGCTAGACCTACAGAGTGGAGTCTCTAAAAGTAATCCACGAACCCCAAGCAAACAGCACCATACAGGCTCTGTCACCTCTTTTGAAAGAGGGAGCGAGACTAGTTTACATAGTGACTCAGGCGGTGCCTCTAGATTTTTTTATACCGCAAAAACGTCACCAACAGAGCGCGAAGCCGGGCTGAAGCACATGGAGCTTCGAGTCGGCGGTGGTATGAAAGGTACTGAAGACGGTTCTTTACTTACAGGGTCCGGTAATGAACGAAATCCTATGCGGGCTAATCATCACCCAACGGTCAAACCTATAACGCTTATGCGATACTTGGTTAGGTTAATAACGCCACCCGATGGTCTTGTTCTTGACCCGTTCTGTGGTTCAGGAAGCACGGGCTGTGCAGCTGTTATGGAGGGCTTTAACTTTACTGGAATTGACCTAGACCCAGAATACATTGAGATTTCCCAAGCGCGCATCGAACACTGGAAAAACACATTTGACAAGGCCTAGGTAATATGCTATACTACATGAGTCCTCTGAAAAGGGGACTCAATTTTATTTTAGAGGAGAGTCTATGAACGCAGTACGAAATCTTTTTCTCATTTTGGCAATGCTCTTTGTCGCCGCTTGTGGGTCGGCCCCAGTTGGAAAGGGTGAACCAACCCCAGCACCAACTCCGGACAAGCTTACTATTGGTCTTATTCTTGTTGGTCCAATTAACGACGGTGGCTGGAGCCAGGCACACTATGACGCTATGAAGCGTATTGAGGCTGAGGCCGGTATTAAACTCTTGTATGTCGATAAGGTAAACCCAGGTGACCGCCCCAATATCAAAGTTGAAGCAGTTGCACAGGACTTGATTGAAAAGGGTGCGACAATGGTTATCGCAAACTCGGATGACTTTAAAGATGGTATTCGAGAAGCCGCCAAGGCAAACCCATCAATTAACTTCATCCACGCTTCGGGCGATGACGTCATGACCGGTAAGGCACCGGCAAACTTGGGTAATATGATGGGTCAGATGGAGTACGGGAAGATGATTGCCGGTTGTGCAGCAGCCCTGCAAACGAAGACCGGTAAGATTGCCTACCTCGGGCCGCTCATTAACGACGAAACCCGCCGGCTAGTCAATTCGACCTATCTTGGGGCAAAGTACTGCTGGACCGCGCTACGCGGAGAAGACCCAGCAAACCTGAAGTTCACGGTTACCTGGATTGGCTTCTGGTTTAACATTCCAGGCGTAACCTTGAACCCAACGCAGGTTATGACCGACTTCTTTAATCAGGGTAATGACGTTGTTATCTCGGGTATTGATACCCCGGACGCAATTGTCGAAACTCAGAAGGCACACAATGCCGGCAAGGAAGTATGGGCACTCCCGTATGACCATGAAACGGCTTGTGAGCGTGGGCCCGACGCCTGTGTTGGCGTTCCTTACTTCAACTGGTACCCAGAATACATGAAGATGGTCAACGAACTGAAGGCAGGTACTTGGAAGCCAGGATTTGTTCTGTTCGGTCCAAACTGGAAAGACTTGAACAACCCAGATACGAGTGGCATCGGCTTTAAACCTGGTAAAGCTCTCGCACAGGGTGACAAGTTGGACATGTTTATTTCCCTACTCGCCAACGGAGAAACCCTTTTTGTAGGTCCTATGAACTACCAGGATGGTTCACCGTTTATTGCGGCCGGGGAAAAACCCACTGTTGAAAAGCTCTGGTATCAAACAAGCTTGCTAGAAGGAATTGATGGACAGGTTAAGTAACCTATGCAAACGGTTCACCTATACTTCGATGGCGGAACGCTGCACGGAAGCTTCAAGGTCTTTATGGATTTTGTTGATGAGAGTCAGCTGGTTTATCACCAGAAATACGACATGGATGGTATAGAGGACAGCAATCAGGCGGAGTTGACCGTATTACTACGAGCACTCCGCCGTTTGTGTCTACTGCACGCGGATACCACAGGATTATTTCTCAAAATCTATGGAGACAACGCGCTTGTCCCGAAGATGGTAGGAAAGAAAACTAACGGTATGTGGAATGGAGAGTTGAGTAGCAGGGAAGTATTCACCTACTTGACTGGGCGTATTCGAGAAGACCTTGACAAGTTCGGGGGTTTCGAGTACAATAAGGTAAAGCGTGCAACGATTGTTCACATGCTTGGGCACTGACACAAAACTAAAGAAGGAGATTTTTTCCTATGTACATGAAAACATTTTCCCGCAGTACGCGGGAGTCGCTACCAAGCGAGATTGCGCATCAATTAGAGACAGAGGTCAATACTTGGGTGCGCTCAAATACAACCACATTTAAAGTAATGAATATTTCCCCACCTACTGTTATCCACGACCGCGTAATCATTACGGTGGTCTATGTCGAACGATAAACAGTCGGCATATCATTACGAAGTTAAGGGACGCGACGGCGCAGTTTCTGTGTGCACTATCTATTTAAAAGGAGAAGTTTACAATGCCGACGGTACGCCTGCTAAATTCATCGGGGAGGGAGCAGATTCCCTTAAAGCTTATAAGCGTTCAGCTACAACTAAAAAAGTGGTCGGACGACCTAAAAATCTATAACCTCTGTCGCACTATTGAGCAGACATTCAAGACACCCGCGTTTACCAATCGTAACGACGTTCTGTATATTATTCAGGTACATAGTAACGACGTGACAAACGCGTTACTGCAAGACATGGGCGACCTTGACGGGGTTGAAATCTTTGTTACCGACGTGAGGAAAATATGACAACACACTTAGAAACGACCCAATCCCTTTTGTGGATGCGGTCAATGCCCGCAAGCGAAAACCTGGATGAGCACGCGGTTCTCATCCGCCGGAAGTTGAAACCAAACACCTACGCGTTCTTTGTAGGCATCATGCTAAGGAACACCGCTGGCTATACTATCCTGTATACCTATGGCGATATCGAGACCGTCGTGTCGCCTGAGGAGGTGGAATGGGCACTCCTATGACCTTTAGTATCTATCATGTCGATTACACCGAGCCCGCGCTGGTTCGGTTTACCGGTAAGCATGAGGAGTCTGAGCAGTCTGTTCAGTTCTCTATCACACGCGACGATGATACCGTTACCCTCTTCTTTGAGGAGGCCGGCGTGAGTACGGTATATCACCGTAATAAGCCATTGCGAGAGTATATGGGCGAACTTCTTATGCGGGACTCCTTTGGACCGAATCGCCTTCAGATTACCGACCCGTTCGGTGTTCAGCATAAATCATTCTGGGAGATTGAAAAAACGTGAGTTATTATGAAAGAATTGTGCAGGCGGATTTTGGATTCTATAACATTTATCCTACTGGATTTCAGATTGTATCAAATCATCCGTATGGTCACGGGATGGTAGTCACCGACTTCACGTACAATCTGGCGACGCACGAGCTGACGTTCTCAAACGCGCTGGCCGGCACGGTCACCGAAGTTGTAAGAGACACACTCATCGAAACAACGCTTAAAAACTTGTGGTCAGACGCGCAAGTCGAGTTGAACTGGCAGGTTCAATCCGAGTGGCCAACAGCCGACCGCATTCCTTTTATCGAAGCAATGCTGAAAATGACCTGGGAAGCGTTCGTTTCTCTCTAGCCATACAATCATACCACTAAGGGATTTGCGCGCGTCCTGGGGCATCCTGTGCGGTCCTAGGGGTATATTAAGAACCATGTAGTTCCTTATGGACTATGTGGTTCTTTTTTTGTTCTCATTTACATTGTGAAATATAGTACTATTAGAACTGGAGAGTTCTTCTTGGAATATTTTGGTTCAGTGGCTGAGAACTAAAGGGTCTTCTTTCAAAATTTCTATAGATGTGTGTAGCCCCCGCGCGCGGGTGGGGTAGAACATTTGTTCTACCCCCCGGCAAAAACAGCCAGCCCCGACAGCCAGCCAGCCAGCCCGGGGGGCTGTCGACAGCCAGCCCCGACAGCCAGCCCCGACAGCCAGCCCCGACAGCCAGCCCCGACAGCCAGCCCCGACAGCCAGCCCCGACAGCCAGCCCGGGGGCTGGCAACAAGAAACCCGACAGCCCCCGGGGGCTGTCGGGCTGTCGGGCTGTCGGGGCTGGTTACTTGACTTGTACCAGCGTAGCAATCACCGCATCACGTACGGTTTCGAAAGTCATGATGTACGATGCATCGAAGTGCACCGACCGTACCCGCATGAAACCGTCACGCCCCATGTACAATTTTACCGTGGTGCCGTCTGCCGTGACTTTGGTGATTTTTGCCGAAACTTCGAAACCGTCAAACTGCCCAATGTACGTTGCCATTGTAGGATTGCTCATCTCATCTCTCCTCATGCCCCGGGGTCTCATGTGTGCCCCGATGTATGCATTATCACTCCGCTATAATCGAAAGTCAAGTACTTTTTGCCGTATCATGGAAATATCAGGTTTCTGTAATCTGGCAGTAATGTTGCCCCGACAGCCAGCCAGCCAGCCAGCCCGGGGGCTGTCGACAGCCAGCCCCGACAGCCAGCCAGCCAGCCAGCCCCGACAGCCAGCCAGCCAGCCAGCCCGGGGGCTGTCGACAGCCAGCCCCGACAGCCAGCCAGCCAGCCAGCCCGGGGGCTGTCGACAGCCAGCCCCGACAGCCAGCCAGCCAGCCAGCCCGGGGGCTGTCGACAGCCAGCCAGCCAGCCCCGACAGCCAGCCCCGCAGCCAGCCCCGACAGCCAGCCAGCCAGCCCCGACAGCCAGCCCCGACAGCCAGCCCCGACAGCCAGCCAGCCCGGGGGCTGTC